GATCCTCCAGCAGTGCCGGTCATTGTGATGCTGGCACGAAACCAACCATTGCCGTAGTCTTCTACTCGACCCGTAACACCTGTTGGTGATCCGTAGTTATGAGTGTCGGTAATCAAGCCCGAAGACAGATTAAAAATGATTCCATATCCGTTCGTCCCATCATTGAAGGTCATCGTGGCGTAGCCATAGCTGCCGCTACCAACTTTAAAGAAGCAGGACGCGGTCCACGCCGCCGCCGTTATAGCAGACGCAAAACTTACGTTTGAAAGTCGATGGTTAAGGTTGCCAGCATTTGGCAAAAGTGACGCTGCCACTGTATTGCCATCAGGAGCTACTGCAGCATTGGCAGTTACGCTTGTAAGTTGGTTTTGATTCCAATAACTCCCGTTGCCCGGACTTGCAATAGCGCTGTCCAAGCAACTATTCGTCCGCGCGTCTTCGACCTGCATTCCCAGATCGCTGATGCGAATCTCACTGGTCTTGGCCAGCGTCAATTGCTTGGCCGCGTTCGTCTCATACGCAACGGACGCGCGAGTGAGAGAGATGAACCGATTAACCTGCGGCTCTCCAGCGCGATACGGAGCTACAGGAGGAGTGAAGTCCCCAGTCCACGCGGCATAACCTTTTATCACCCGCAGCTCGTCGATCCAGCCGTTCAAGAAGTTAGACCCGCCTGTGACGTTAGAACCGATGCGCGGGCAATTATTGGAGCTGTCATTGTCGAGGCTCTCTGTCCCGGTGTACGTCGATCCTTCTTGCACGCCATTTACAAAAAGCTTCGTAGCGTTTCCGCTTCGCGCGACAGCGATGTGATACCAAGTAGCGGCTGCCAGAACAGTCGTTCCGATGATTTGCGTTCCGCTATTAAAGCGCCAATACATTTGGCCGCTGATGATGTCGATGATAGGCTTATCAGCATCTGTCAGAAAACCTCCCGCATAGCATCGACCAGAATGCGTCGCCGCATTTGGCCGCAGCCAGAAGTCAATCGTGAAGTCTCCGGAGCCGAACGCAAATTCAGTAAGAGCGTCTGTGGTCGAAAGATTGGAAGTCGTTCCTTCAAAAAAAGCCGACGCTCCACCGAACTTACTTTGTGCCGTGTCAATTTGTGCGCTCCCGTTAGCGGTCAACTGATGCTTACCAGTCGCGTCATTCATACTGGTCGACGTATCGGGGCCATTGAAGTGGCACAGCAGCGACGCGTACTTGTCGCGCGTCCAGTTCATGGCGTAGGCAACAGTTGGAACAGAGAAGCCGGTTACGAGACCGTAAGGACTGGTCGGCACATAAAAGAGGCCAGTCCACATCGCCACGCCTTTTACGATGCGTATCTCATCCATCCATCCGTTAAATGGATTAGACGAATCATTGAGATGGATTCCGACTTTGAGGTTAGCGCCGCACTGAATATCCGAACTCGCCGGAGAGTTCGTGTTCTTGAGAACGCCATCGACAAAAAGATAGAACGTTGAACCGCTTCGAGTTAAAGCAATGTGATACCACTGTCCTGTGTTGGCAATGGTATTAGACCCAGACCCAAAACTCCAAACAGTCTGAAATGCAACCTGAATTTCTTTAGTTGATGTCTGAAATGAAACTATGATGCGCGGGTCTGAGGTATTGAAGTCAAAGATGGATTGATCTGTCGCCGTGCTGTTGAGGCGAATCCATAGGTCCATCGTAAAATTACCAGTACCAAAATCAAAGTCTCCTGTGTCCGCGACGTTAAGGCCGTCACCCGTACCGTCAAACAAAACTGAAGCAGTGCCGAACTTGAACTGCGCCGTGTCGAGCTGCGCGTTGCCTATCGCTGTTGTCGAGTGCCTGCCCGTTGCATCTGTGAATGTAGTCGAGGCATCCGCACCGTCCATGTGCATTAGAAGTTGCTGCGGTATTGGCAACCAAGCCGCGAACCCCTTCACAAAACGCAACTCCTCGATCCAGCCGTTCAGACCGTTCGAACCATTAAAGTCCGCTCCAATGCGAGCCGCGCTACCGACATAGACACTGGAGTCAGATGCAGCTGCTTCCATCACTCCATTCAAGAATAACCCTGTCAGTCCACTCTGACGAACAAGCGCCACATGATACCAAGTCGCCGTCGATAACGTCGTTGTGCCGACTATAATATCTGTTCCATTGACCTTGTACGTTAGCTTTGATGAAGAGACGTAAAGCAGCGGATTGACCGAAGGCTCGGCGCTCCTGCCATCAAACAACGTTGGCGTGCCGGACAGCGAATTAAACCGAACCCATAGATCAAGAGTAAAGTCAGCAGTAGAAAGTACAAAGTCTGCCAAGTTTCCGGCAACGTCGAGATAGTCCCCGGTGCCATCGAATAGTATGGACGCAGTGCCGAACTTGAACTGCGCCGTGTCGAGCTGCGCGTTTCCGTTCGCAGTTACCTGATGCCGACCGGCGCTATCTGGGATGATGGTCGCGGCGTCAACTCCGTCGCCGTGCAGTAGAAGAGCAACTGGATACTTGTCGCCATAGGCTGCTGTCGGAACGGAGAAGCCTCCTGGCGGAAATGCCGCGCGACCCTTGATGACGCGCACCTCGTCGATCCAGCCGGTGACGCCGAAGCCTCCGAGACCATCGTCGCCAATGACCGGATAGCTGGGGACATTCGTGTAGTTGTTGCTGTCGGCGTAGGCGGCACCAACTTGTACTCCATTCAGGTACAGCCGCGTCTGGCCTGACGCTCTCGCCACGGCGATGTGATTCCACTGGCCACCATTAACGGAGACGCCACCGGATATGCGATCAGCCCCAGCTGCGTAGAAGAACAGCCCTCCGCCGATAAGATAGTAGACCTCGAAATTGGTGTTATTGAATTCACCAAAGTCGATGATCGCTGAGACCGCTCCGAGCGTCGGCCTGACCCAGCAGTCGACCGTAAAGTCACCAATGCCGAAGGCGAAGTCTTCGCTGCCGTCCAGCGACACTGAATCACCGGTTCCATCCAGCAACAACGAAGAGCTGCCGAACTTACTCTGCGCAGTGTCAAGCTGAGCATTGCCGTTAAATGTGACGGTGTGTCGAAGCGAACTGTCTGCCGTAGTCGTCGCTGCGTCCACTCCGTCAAAGTGAAGCAGCAGAATTTCATCGAAGTTATTCTGTAACTGATAATAACGATCATTATCAAAATCTAAATCTACCATCGCGTCATCCAGCCACCACCGTTCAACAGCATTGACTGCGATGCGCAGGTCAGATGGATCGCTAATCAAAGCGAACGCAGCCGGATCAATCGGCTGAGTGTAAGTCGTGTAAGTAGTAGAGACATCCAAATGCGTCCAGCGGCTTATAACTGTTGCACCTTGGCGTAGCTCAACGTCAATGTCGATGGTCCCGGAAGTGCCCTGCTTCTTTATGCGATAACGAATTGAAGCTGGAGTGCTGCCAGTCTGATCAGAAAGACGAAGAAGCGCCGTGTCGTTAGAAGGGTCAACGCCAGAAATTATATATTCTAAGTCGTAATCAGACGGAGAATCACTCGACTCATCGACCTTATCGAATAAAGATTGGTTGCCGTAAGGATCGGTCCAATCACCGTCAATCAGGTCCGCATCAGGCCGTTCGTAGACGAAGCTCAACTTTTACTCCCGTCGAAAGCGAGCTGCGTTAAGTCGCGTCCGTCGCGGCCATCAATTCCTTTTTCTCCTTTCAGTCCCGGAGGACCTTGTTTACCATCGCGACCGCGTTTCACCGAGAGCTGCCAGTCATTTCCATCTCCGGTCTCTGGACGCATCTTTGTCTTCTCAGCCGTGCAGCACCACTGCGAACCGCCAAGCGTGACGAGGTCGCCGCGCTCGTACTCGACTTCATCAGTCCAGAAACCTTTATTGATCTGGGCTTCAATTCTTATAGGGAATTCTTTCATTTTCGTTGCATCGGAATTTCCGACGATGAACACATAATCTCGGTCGGTAATTTTTTTGATATCAAGTCCGTCAAATCCAACACCGTCAATACCATCCTTTCCGGGTGCTCCATCCTTTGCAGGCGGGAGTTCTGCTACAGCTTCTTCAACCAGCTTTCGAACCTCTTCGGCAGTAATACTCCGCCCATCTTTGCCGACCACTGAGCCCACCTTGAGAGTTGTGCCGTTACTTCGCAGGAAAGAGAGAACACCATCACGGTCAATGACAGAGCCAGTAATATCAACAGGCCCAGGAAGAGCAGCGACAGCCTTAGAAACAGAAGCGTCGACCATATCACGAACATCGTCAGGTGATACAGAATTGCCGTCGTGACCATCGGTCCCTCTTTCACCGTCTTTGCCGTCTTTACCATCCTTTGGCTTTGGCCATTCAGTAAATAATTTTTCAATCGTCTGTTCTGTATGCAACAGGACAGCTGGCAAAACATCATCAGCCGTTATGCTAGCCCCGTCCTTGCCGTCCATACCATCAGCGACAGGATATTTTTTGTGATGCTCTTCGACCAATTCAGCAACAACTCCTCTTACACCTTCCCAATTTATTTCCGCGTCTTTTCCGTCGACACCATCCTTGCCCGGCTCACCATCGCGACCATGCTTGACTGGGTAAGCCATAAAATATTGAGCGATGAGGCCATTCAAAACTTCGGTCATTTTGTCGTAGTTGACCACGCCATCCTTTCCGTCTGCGCCATCCTTTCCGTCCTTCGGAACAGGAAATGCTTCAATCTTATCTTGCATAAGTTTCATCACGTCGCTGATGCGCATTAGCGCTTCACCAGTCTGCACTCGTTCGTGCTCAACGATCTTGCTGATGTCGTCCATCATCGCATATTTATCTGGCGATAAATTCTTCATGACTGAATCGAAGGTGCGCTCAATAACGTCGCCTTCCTCGATGATTGGTCGAGCGGCAAGTTGCGCTTCCAAATCTTCGATCTTCATCTGTAAAGGCTGCACTGCCGACGACACAGCCTTGACAACTTGTTCCTGAACGAACTCGCTTACGGCAGTGAGAAATTGCGCCTGCTCATGCGGCTGCATCTCTTAATCCTTTCAGCAAGCTCTCTTTTCCCCACTCAGCTTTTGGAGGTGGCAGAGCCTTCTGCGGTTCGGGTTGGGTCAACTGCTCTCCCGAGTTGTCTGGCGTCTGCGGAGCTGGCTTGGGTGCCGCTGGAATTTTATTGGATGCAAATGGGTCTGGCTTCGCATCTCTTTTGGCGAGTGCCGCAATGTCATAATTCTGTTGCTGGGACAAAACGGCGTCGCCGCCTTCAACATCATCATATCCCAACTTCTCGCGTGCCTCGTTTGCCGTTAACACGCCACGAACTGAATCCATGTAAGTCTTGATTTTAGTCGGAGTGTCCATTTTCAAAAGGTCATCAAGACACAACTCGGTCTGGTAAGGAATGGATTGTTTTTCCAATCCCAAACCTTTGTCGAGACAGGCTTCGATTGCCTCAATGTGTTTCTGCAAACAGCCTGAATAATAATTCTGGTCAAGTGCCTCAATGTTATTATAATTTGGCATCTGACCAATTGAGACTTTGTGTGGTGGAACGCCAAAAGCGGTACACACCATTTCCGCCGTCATCTTCATTTGATTAACAACCTGCGCATCCTGCGCCGTCATCATTTCTATTGGCGCATAGGACAAACCGTCACCAAGGACAGCCACCTTGCCGATATTGTCGGCTGAATAGTTTTGCTGCCACTGTTCCTTCAATCTCTTCGCCGTCGTCTCGTCGATAGTACCAGGTGCTGTCAAAACACCACTCGGCTTGGCACCATTGGCAAAAAACTTTACCGAGTTGCGCTGGATGTTCATTCCCTGAACAGCTGCCAGCGCACATGCCATTATTGGCGAGACACCACAAAGCCGATGACCGCCGAGCGGCGGAAACCGGTCATGAATAATCTCAGACTCTGGAACCATAACGTTTGAGTCTTCAACACCGGCCAAAGGATCGGTGCCAATGGCATACCAAATTGACCCGTCCAAATCTGAAATCATAGGCTTGGTAAGAGCCGGATGCAGAACATGCATCTCCTCGACGAGGTTTGATTTATTACGTCCCTTCAAAATGTAAGTGTTGCCGGACGTAAGCTTGGACACCATCCAGTTCTCCATGAACTGTTGGCGCGTCTGGTAGCGGTTCGGCACGCGAAGAACAGGCGAAAAAGCCGGAACATCAATTTCCTCGTAGACATTCTCTTTAATCTTCTGGACGAGCTTGAGATTAAGTTTGCCGATATCTCCAGCAATAAGATTAACGCAGGCATAGACCGCGTAAAAAGACAATACGCTTTCCAAGCGCGTTTCCATGTTGCGCTGCCAAGCGCCGGTGAAAGGCTCTTGGACAATCGGCCAACCGTTAAGCCAATCACCGGGACCGCTGAAAGTCCAACCAACCGGAGTTGTCGTCGCTGGAACCGGAGTCTTTACACGACTGACTTCAAATCCTAGTATCTTCATTCTTCTGCTCGCATATCCCGGCGCTTGTATTTCTTATTGCGACGACGTTCGACCGCGTCATCTCCATCTTCTTCAGCAGTGTGGGAGGCAGTTGGGTATGGCAATTGTTCAGGAAGTTCTTCGGCAATTTCTTTTATGGTTTTAATTTTTCCATGAACTTCGAAAACGCGAGCGTGCTCGGAGTCACACTCAAATTTATCGCCAACCTTTCGGTCAGCGTAATCGTATGGAAAGTTCTGCAAGGCTTCGACCAAGACTTTCACTTTGTTTCTCCCGTTTGTTTAAGGAAAAGAGGACCAGTTACAGGGGCGACTCTGCACTGGTCCTCCTCCACCTTGGCCAGCTCGCGGGGGCGAGCTAACCGAAGTCAGACTTAGCGATACAAACCAGCCGAAATAAACTGAACAACGCCAGTGCGGCGCTTCAGCCAGTTGATCCAGCGCTCAGCGCGCAGACCGGTCATGTTCATCTGCCACATGGAGATGTAGGCAGTCGAAGCGCCCGGAGGTGAATCCGGAGCGCTGTCGAGTTGGATCGAAGCCTGATTGCTGGCATCGAGCACAACCTGACCATCATCAGCTAGCAAAATCTCCTTCGCGAGCGCGAAGATGATCGGATAGCCTTCTGTTGGCGAACCTGTCGTGGACGGAATGTTTTCCGAAGCCACAACTGGATAACCAAACAACGTGCCGCCTTCCGCGTTGATATTCGGGAAAGACGACTGACCGAGCGAGTTCACCATGAGCGACAACCGCAGAGCTTGCTGCTGCGTCATGATCCACACGCCACCAGACGGCGACAAGTTGAGCGTAAGCAAGTTGGCAAACAACGTTGCTACGTCCGCGCGAAGCGCCGCTTCGTTCGTTCCAGTCGGAGTCACGCCAGTCACGCCATTCGTGATCGAGGCCGGTGACACGTTGGTGACTGCGGCCACCGATGGGTCAACAAACTGACGATCAAGGAACTGCGTGATAGTGTCGACGAGGTCCTGCCGAACAACGGCTTCTGCCGACGGGTTAGAGAACCGCACCAACTCGTCCGTGAGGACGACGATGCCTGCGGCCTTTGCCCAACGCAGCTGAACCGTATCGAAGGCCATCGCGCTAACCGGCTTCGGAGCGTTTTCACCGACCCACCCGGCTGACGTCGCACTCGTCGTGCGCGGCATCTGGATGTTGAAGGGAACACGACGCAAGCCGGGGATGCGACCGATGATTGTGTTCGGGCGTAGGAATTCGATGAACTCCGACGCGAGAACGTTATACGCGATGAGCGGCGAAGCCCATGTCGC